TGTATATTTCTTCGGCTCGACGTGCAACTGCTCGGATAAAACGAGGCATAGATTCTCGAACTGCCGGTCGAAGGCTATCTCCGCACTTTCCCTGCCTTCAAAGCTCTGTGGCTTGAAGTAAGTTATCAAAGCCAGTGTCAGCCTCTCCACTTCTGCGGATTCCGTCGTCCCCGCTGCTACGCACTCCAGTATCTTGACAGTACGAGCTTTTAGCAAATCGAAATACTCTTTGACTTCCGAATCGTTGAACACCGCAGGGAAGTACATCTTCAGCTCCGCGTCAATTTTTTTTTTGACCGCCGCAAGCGCGGCAGTTATATGTCTGTTCGGTGCATCCTGCAGGCGCTCCAGCACCTTCGCTATCCCTTCATCTGACAAATCGTCATATATCTTGCCATCTATCTGCTTTACCAGCACGGCAAAGGCCCTGCTTTTCAAGCTCACCTCATTCTGCATCAGGAATACCGTCTGGCGAAGGTTATCCAGTTCCTTCATTGCCTGCTCGCTCTGCCCCTGCGCGATAAATCCGCGTGCCTTTTCCAGCCTTTGGTCGAAGGCCGCGATATCTGAACCTACGCCGGCATCAATGAGCAGCAGCTTTTGGTATTTATGAAAACGCACTATCGGCAGTTCGTCGATAGCGTCATACATCAGCACCGTGTGCGTCCCTATGCGTGTCGTTACCATAGTCTTTTCGTTATTATCGTTGTGCATATCGGCGCGGCCAGCAGCCACCACTCCCGCGTCGCTATTGCCAAAGTTAGCGATATTATCAAACTGGCGTGAAAAGAAACGCAGAATTGACAATTCAGCAACTTATTGAAAAAGTCGTTCGGAGCGTGGACTTGCAACCATTCCAGCCATCCCCACTTCTTCGCAAGTGCGAGAACGAACGAGGTCGCAAGTATGATTACCGCGGCCCAGCATACGAAATCAACTATTCGAAACATAGCTCTTCGAACTCCAGCGTACCCTCGAACCGGAACCCGGCGAAAGGGTGCATTAAGTATTGATTATCTATTTCAGAAAGGGTATATCCCCGATAAATGTTTTCGGCCCTTTCGTAGATGCGGTTCAGCACAATCCTTCCGTGCGTCAAGTGCCATCCTGCACGACCGTTCAGCACGCGGAGAATCTGCGCTTTGAGATATTCCGTATTGCGGTTGTCTGCCTCATCATAAACGCGCGTCAAATCAAACCACACGATAAGGGCGAAAGGTGCTTTTACGTTTCTGTCCCACTGCCCGGCATCTATCGTCTGCGGGTCTTCTATTTCGAAAAATGAGAAGTTTCCAATCTTGGAGTCGGGGCTGACTTCCAGATAGTCATTCGGCCCGAACTTGCCGCCAGAATACACACTAGGAACGACGATGCGCTTGCCCTGCACCATCTTAGTAATTCGTTGACATCTGCCGAAGGCTGCATCGAGCCAGCTCAGGTTTTCCGCGAGGCCGGTCTGTATTTCTCCTATAATCTTGTCGAGCATTACCGGCCCGACTGGTATTATTGCATTAGACATATAATTTCGATTTAATTTCGTTCATCAATTCGTTATATGCGTTGTATTCCTCGAAAAGCTGCGTCCATTTCTCAGCCATCAGTCCGAAGTTCTCGATGCCATATTTTGCTATTATAGTTTTCGCGTATGCCGTCTCTCCGGTTACCGTCATTGTCGAGGTGCTGAACTCGACTGTTAGCTCATTATGGAATTTGCCGTTGATATACAAGTTCGGAGCATCGGGATTCCTCTGCACATTGTAAGGGTAAGAGATATCCTGCTTCCATGCCGCGTAAGCTGCTGCGCTCGCTCCCGACTTGAACCATCCGGCGGGCTTCAGGTCTTCAGAATAGTACGGCCTCAAATCCTCACCGCTGGACGCCTTGCCTTGCAGCAACTGGATACGCTGGAGCTCCAGAATATCCTCACGATGGCGGACAACTACGTCGCGCACTATCGCTCCGCTCTGCAAGCCGTCATTCACAGCCTGAACTCTCATGCGTAAGTCGTTAAGGATTCCCATTGCTCGTATTTGCGATTTTAAGGCCGATTTTAGCCGTTTTATTTTCGAGATATATAATTTATTATTTCAAGCACAAAAATCGCCACAAAGCGATTTCTGTGAAAAATAGGCTATACTGTGCGATACTTTACGCCGTGGTTGTTGCATTGCAAACAAATCCGGTCGAGATTCTGCGTGTCGAGCGACAGGGCTTTGTACGCCTGCTGCAACTCCCATCCGAGGCCCGACGCTCTGCCTTGCGGCGCTCCATCCAGTTCGTACAGCAGTTCGTCCCTTGTGACGTTCACCTGATTGCGGTTTACTCGAACGTCGGGATTCATTGCGATAGTCCTCAGAACATTCGCTGCGACTTGCTTCTGTATGACTGTGGCGAACATCGCCCGCTGGCTGATGATGAAATCCGTCAAATCGCATCCGACGCTTATTTCAAGATTCAGTCCATAGTTCATGGTGTTCGTGTATCCCAGTTGCCCGATATCGAACATTTCGGGATATTCCTCGAAGTCGAGCGGTGCCTTGATGCAGAACGGAGAAACTTGCAGATACTTGGTAAGTTGTCTCCATGATTCAATCGAACCACCGAGGCACGTCTGACATGGTTCTACGCTCCAGTCCTTTGATACGTTGAGGGCCTGCATCCCTTCCGGGAGTTCGTTCTGATTGTAGCACAGAAACCACGCTCCGCCTGCATCGGTGTCGCTGCCAATATACGGAAGATATATCGGCTCTTCCAGGGTAAACCATTGAAAGCCTCCCTTCGTGTTGGTATAATTAAGATTAATTATCCGCATCGGCTCCACTTGTGAACTATGGAACAGATACAGACGGACGCTGCCGGTGCCTCCGACCATTTGCAATCCGATGCGCTCTATTTTCGTCGTGACTCCCATTGCGCGTACCGGCACAATCTCGAAGCCTACAACTTTTCCGCTCGGGTCGATAGTGGCCTGCAACCTTGCCGCGCCATCAAAGAACGTGCGCCTTTCGAGTAGGCTCTGTGTTTCTTTCGTTAGCTGCTTCTGTTGTAAGAAAGTTTGAATTGCGGTATTTATCCCATTGAGTGTAAGCTGGCGGACAAAGTCGGATGTCATGTCATATTTCTCCCAAGGATTGATGTCGAAGTCGTCGTTGAAATCTTGGTTAAAATCCGAAGCCTCCGGCTCTTCCCCGGTATTCTCTCGAACCGCAATCCAGACCTCTCCCTTATGACGGACTTTGCGCCCCTTCGGGTAGGTTAGTATCTGATTCCATGCCGGGTATTTATACAAGTAATCGTCCGGCATGATTGCGCGGACGTTGGCGAGTGTGCAGAGCGGGTGCGCCCCTTGAAAGGTCAGTCCGCTTTCGCTCCTTGTCAGCGTTTCGTCGATTTGGTGTTGCGGGTTGTAATCCTGCTGCCATCCCACGAGCGGCATCAATGCCGTCTGAATCTCTTGTAAACGTATCATAAAGTTAAAAGGTTAGTACTAACGTTATAACTCTTAATCGAAAAAAGCAGGGGCGGGGCTTTGTGGCCCAGCCCCTGCTGAAAACAATGAGCAAAGACCTCAGACTTACGATGCGGCCTGAGTATAGACGGGATTGTCCTCTCCGTTCACAACCTCTACGGGCTGGGCGAAAGGATTGGCGGTGCCAGGGCTTGCGACTTCGACCTTGATAACCGGGTTAGCCACGGTTTCAGGATTTGAGTTGTAAGCTACGAGGAAGGCGATATCGACTGAGAAGCCGAAGTATTCCTTCACATTGCAGGTCATGTCGGCAGATGCGTCACCGGCGATGCTTGACTGGTCGCCCACTGCGGTATAGTAATGGCTACCTACCGGGAGGTCGATGTACGGAAGACGTACTACATCCCACTCGTGGAAGTTGGCGCGAGTGCGTGCGAGGGCTTCCCTATCCACGCGGGTGAGAACACCGACGTTGCCGTCCGCTACGATGTAGCCGGTAGCGAAAACGCCCTGCTCGTTCTGGATGTTGTTCGTGTAGTGGAAGACCTTGTTGTCGTACTCCAGCCTCTTGTTCACGTCGTTGTAGATGTCATGTTCTGCCATCTTGCGAACGAGTGCGTCAAAGCCCGCGCCACCGATGACGTGCAGCATTTCGGGGTATGCGTTAGCACGCATCATCGCGTTCATGTCAGCAAGGAACTCCATGCGGGCGTTCCAAGGAATCTGAACGGAGTTGGCGGTTACGGTGTAATAGAGCGCATCTTGGAAGACTTGGCTCTTGTTGGCTTCGAGGGCTGCGATGGCCTGAATATCCATCGCGGTTGCGAGGGCGCGGCAGATTTTCTCCATCTTGCGGGCGAAGTCATGCTCGTAACTGATTTCGTTGTTACGATACAACTGCGGCACCATCGTGAAACCTACGGATAGAGTGACCCAGTTTACGGTGTAAAGGGCTGAGGTGTTTTCGTCGTCAGCAATGACGCATGAGCGGACGTTGGCAACGGTGACGTCGCCGTCATAGTTGATGACCGGAACCTGAACTGTGTTTCCGATGCTCTCGAAAGCGCGGTCTCTCAGGTTCGGGTTGATGATTGAGTTCGAAGCGTTGGTCTGCTCAATGAAAAAGTCGAGCGCACCATACTCCAGCGGGCGGGCCATGTTGCGGTCAAATTCCGGATTTTCGACCCTCCAGTTTTGCAGTCTTGTTGCAATAAGTGACATAGTGCAAAAATTTTTAGATTGGTTAATAATTGCCGGATTGACCCTTTACCCGGATTGATTTCTTGTTAGCGTATAGGCAACGATTTCAGCACGTCGATATTATCTATCCATGCCTGCTTCATTGCTTCGTCAAAGTCTTTCGAACCGTTGACTTTGCCCTGCGCCATCAGCTGCTTCGCGATGATTTCGTGGGCTTCGTCTTGTGTCCTTGCTCCCGATATATCCACGGCTCCGCCCTTGCTGCCAGTTCCGCCGCCGGTGCTGCCTGCTCCGGTCTGCCTGCGGCCCTCTTCAAGGACTCCCATCTCTTTGAGTTCCTTCGTCACGAGCTCAGTGGCCGTGAACGGTCGCAGCTGGTTTTCGGGATTGCGCCTCGGTGTGCCGTTCTCCATGAACGCCAGTACCTTGCCGCCTTCGCCGTCGTCGATATATTCAGGGTTCATGCCCTTGACCTTTGCCACGGCCTGCGCCATGAGAACAGAGGTGACTGACGCGGGCAGGTCAGCCTTGAATTTGATGCCGGAAGTGGCTTTTGCGAACTCGCTCTCCAACTTTACGTCAAAGAGTGCCTTCTTGTGCTGCTCCTCGGCTCCGTCGAACTTGGTCTTCAGCTCGGTATATTCCTTCGTTACATTCGCGAGGTCTTTCCTTGCCTGCTCCAAAGCACGCTTCGTCTCTGCATCCGCTCCGCCGCTGGCGATAACGCCTTCGAGTCTTGTCTTCTCTTTGTTCAGCTCGGTTATCTGTCGCGTCAGGTCGGCCACGTTGCCGGCTTGCCCCTTGATTTCGCCGATTACCCTTTTGGCGTAATCATAGGTCTTTTCGGTTCCATTTTTGGCGATGCCGGATGCTGCCAATATATCTGCATCCAGGCCACCATAAATCTCGCCGGTCTTCTTACTGATAACAGTGGCCTCGTCATTGTTTGACAATTCGACCACTGCGTTAATCTGCTCATCTGTCAGCGCTGCAGTTGCAGCGTTTGCTCTCAAAAGTTCTGTTGTGAGTGCCATAAATCTTTCCCCTTGATTTTTTGGTTATTAGAATTTCTACTTTTCGGCTTTCTTGCCTTTCTCGGCTTTGTCTTCCGCGCCGTTGTCGGCTTTGGCCTCGGCTGTGTCTTTTGACTTCTCGGCCTCTGCCTCTTGTGCTGCTTTCAGCTTCGCCATTTCTTTGGCTACGGCTGCGGCTACGGCTGCATCAAAAGCTTCCTTTTCGGCTTTAGCTTTGGCCTCGGCTGCTGCCTTTGCCTGCGCTGCCGCCTTTTCCTGATTCTCTTTCAGCCATTTGTTCGGGTCGTGGAGAATCTCGATGTCGTAGCCCTGCTTTTTCAGCGAGTTACGGACATGGCTTTCGAACATCTTTTTGCCGAACTTCTGCACGCGGGGTGTCGAAAGCCTCTTGCCAGTCTTGGGGTCAAACTGCTTGACCTCGATAACGGCATGGTAGTACCTTTCTTCGCCCTTCGGTACGATGTAATTCTCGGCAGTCAGTTTCTCGATGGGTGTGTCCCTTCCGTCTTTCGTAATCATTCTGATAGTTTTTATTTGTTAGACTTGTGCCGGCTCTTTCTTCTGCTCTGCGGCATACTTGCGAAGCTCGGCCATAATGGTTTCAATCTTGCGCTGGTAAGGTATCGCCTCTGCAAAGTCGAGAATATTGGTGTTCTCCCTCTCGAAACGGCGTACGAAATTGGGAAAATTCAGCTTAATTATCAAATCCTCTTCCGAGATGAGATTTTTTGCGAATAATTCCGTAACCTCTTGGCGGCTCATGTGCCGGAGCGGTTCAAGCTCGGCAAGAAGCATCATGCGGCGCAACTGGACGGGATTGTTACGGTATTCCGTTTCGAGAATACGCTGATTCATCACGTCAAGTTCACTCTCAGCTACGCCGGCCTCTTTAGCTGCTTTGTACTGGTCGCGAAGCTCATCCACGGAATAAAGGTAGAACTCTGTGCCGTAATTGATGCTTGCGCTAAGAAAATAGCGGCCATATCTCAGACGGCATACTGTTTCGTCCGCCCATTGCTGCGCAGCTTCAAAGCCTTTCTTTACGCGATTGAGGACTGTTGTTACAGACTCGAAGTTGGCTCGTACCTGCTGCTCGTTGAAGGCATCGCGATTGGTGACGATTTCATCCTGACCGACTACGGCGGTAATTATTTCCTCACGGAGTCGCTTCTGCTCATCAACATTATAGTCGAGGGCATCCCTATCCACGCTCAGAAGCTGCACCGGATTACGAAGGTCAGGCACTTTTTCGTCTTCGTTGGGGATGGGGATTTCGACAAACGAGCCAGCTCCTACGATGCGCTTGTTTCCACACTTGGGGCAACGAAGCAGCATTCCGGCCATATCCAGTTTGTAGTGGCCTTCCTTATTCCTCAAAAAGCCACCATCGCAGTAGTCGCCGTTTTCCGCGTTCGTGAAGTCGCAGCTTTGCTCATATCCGGACAATATGGGATATGCGCCCATAAGGTCAAGCTGACGCTTTGAGATATGGAAGAACTCGAACCAGTCGAGGCTCTCCAGCACCGATGATAGCGGGCTGGCCTTCACATCCGGGTCGTCGAGTGATATCGGCACGTTCCAGAAAAATCTTGCGGGGCAATAACCTAAGTCGTGCTCCGCATCTATCTTTGGCTCGCCCTGAATCGTGCCGGTGTGTCTGATGTCGTCCCAGACGCGGTAACGTTCATCATCTATCACGATGATTTCGTCCCTGCGGCGGAATACGATAAAATCCATTTGCCCGGTCGTGGGGTCTGCCTTGTAGGTCAGCACATCGTCTATCGGCAGCCAATAGAAATACGGCTCCGGATAGTCGCCTGCCTGCTCCCTCGGCACATCAACAATGAGGACTGAATTTATTTCGCTCTTGAAAAACTCCCAGCCTTTCGTGTCCCATACTTCCGGCTCGTGCAGCTTCTCGATGCGGTATCGCTCCCAGTCGTCGCGATAATCGCTATTGATAAACTGATAGTTGAAAGCTGGATTGCGGCCATCGAAAATCCTCGAAAGCTTACTAAAGCAAACGTCCGTTATCTCATTTGTTTTGAGGGGATAACGGAACAGCGCCTTGAATAAAACGAACTTATCGTGCGGCAAGATATTCTCCGCCATCGCCAGGAATTGCGTCAGCGGTATGGAGATATACGGACTATTGAAAGCAGTTACCCTCTTGACCGTGTGAAACTTGATACGCATCTGATGCAATCTCGCACGGCTCAATACGGCATTACGCTTTCCTTCCGCTATCCGCCTTCTTATCTCGCTTGCATTGTAGCCCATGATTCACGAATTCGTACTTTGAGTTTTCAGGTAATTTCCAACCGCCGTTGTGCGGCATATTGAGCAGCCTTTCTGCGTGGCTGAACTCGAACTCTTGTGTAACGCCGTTAGCTTCCAGCGTTACCGTGGTAGTCTTGGCGTTCATGGTTCTACGATGCTGGTACGAGGTCGGTCAGAGGGTTGAAGTCGCTCGGGGTGACGATGGCAATGTCGTCCGAATAGTTGTCCGGATACTGCCATGAGATAGCGTTGCTATCCTTGGCGTCGAAGTTGCCATGAATCAGGCTGCCGATGAACAGCGAGCGGATAGGAATGGGATAGTACGTGGTAGGGGTTGTTTTGTCCTGCAGGGCCTGAATCTTGCCGTTCTCATCGAACAGGAAGACACCGAGGTTGCCGGCGTTGGCCTCGCACATGAGGTCTTTCATGGCCTTGATAACTGACTGCGGGACGCTGCGGAGCTGGCCGTCGAACTGGACGGGGTTGCCGCCAAGGACTTCGCTGATACCTCCGAGGTCGTCATTTCCACCGCTCGAACGTCTTGCATCTCCACCGCTATCGGCAGGAGCATTGATATAGGGCGATACGACAATCTTTGTCCCGTTGGCTGCTGACAGCAGGGCAGTCCACGTTGCTTTGAGGTTGATTGTAGGTGCAAGCGGAGTGCCGCTTCCTACCATTGCGTTGCGTGTTCCGTCAGCCTGACGAAGACGCTGAAAAGCTACTTTCTGAATCTGGCCGAAATTCTCAGGGCAGGTCACTGCGGGAATCGTGGTGAGTGCTGTTGCGGCCGGGCATTGACAAACTAATGACATGATTTTTTCGTTTTAATAGGATTAGACTTGACGGCTGTCCCTTTGCCGCTTTGCACAAATGTAGTTATTTTTTGAAAATTTCGCGTTTAAGCAACTTTTTTTTGCAAATCTATTAATTTATCATCCGAGCAATAAAAACCCGTTAAAACGCAATTATACGCGATTAATGGACTTTTACGCCCCTGCTTGCCGCTCCGTATGGTCTGATATTGCCGTCGGCTATCTCTTTCTCGTAAATGCCAGTCAGCCCATCCGCGTCGTCGTCATGGTCGTTGGCGGGGAAGTTGCGCAGGAACGTCGTTATATGGTCGTAGAATTTCTTGTACCGGCTTTCCCACCCGAAAGGCATGATAATATGCTGATTCACGAAAGGAGCATTCGTTACGATTCTTGACTCTTTGTTCGCCCCCTGATAGAAAGGGACTGTCAGCGCACGCACCTTGCGCTTCACGACCTTTTCGAATTGGCTTCCGCCATTGTTGCTTTCTATCCAAGCCTTCTGAACTCCGTTCGCATTTATCAATCGAGGCACGGTCACGGTCGTTATGTCTGTACTTTCGTCAGTATATTCTATGTCGGTAATCAGGGCAAAAATCAACGGCTCGAAGCGATGCTTGCTTTCATTCCAAATAGTATTGTCGCTCTTGTAAATATCGTAACTTGCTGCAAAGAGATTATCGTCGCCTTCGTCGGCCACATCCACGTAGCAGCCGCTCCGCACATACGTCCCCCAGTCTTTTTTCTCT